GTTTGATTTTGGTTATCACTTTGACTTAGTATTGATAAGTCTGATGCGGGATTATTATTCGTTTGTTGCACTATTTGCTTGAATACACTATTAATTTTTGTTAATAGACCAGATAATACAGAATCTCCAAGTAGTGTACCTGCAAGAGCATCAATATTTGATGGAGTAATTTGTGATAGCATTTCTAATATACCATAAATCATTTGATCGGTGCCAAATGGTGTATTATTTTTAGTAGTTCCTATATTGCCATAAAGAATTTTATTAACAATAGCAAAAGCTGTTGCGATAAACAAATCATTGTTTGTTAAGAACAAGCCGTTTTTGTCTATCGTTGCAAATAAATTTTTATTTCCATCAAGACTTACTATGTAAATTGAATTTCCAAGTACGAATATATTTCTTTCAATTGCTTGTTGCAATACGTTAAGCCCAATGCTTTCAAGTACTTGTGGATTTGTGCCCGCATGTTGCAGATCATAATAGGTTTGGTCTGCTTGTGCAGGCAGTAAAGTAGTAGGATCATAACCAGCATTTACAAGTGTTTGGTTACGAACTTCAATGTATGTGTCTTCTGGTGTTTGTGGTATTACTTGGTCTTGTAAATTCATTGGTACATACGGAATTTCGCCTGTATATGCAGCAAGATAAAAACCTTCGGGATCACGATAATATTGACTATGTGGTAGTTTAAATCGTTCAACATTAACGCCCAATGACCCTAATGCAACAGCATTTCGACCTTGACGCATTGCTGCTTTGATGGCATCGCCATAAATGTTATCCTGCGCAACACGCTCCAAATACTCGCCAATTTGACCATATCCAGTTTGTTGTCCATAATAAGGCAAACCATCTGCAAATACATATGCTTGTACTGGATTATTTTGAATTGGAGCAAAAATATCCATTCCAAAAGTAGTAACATGATGATTTTCTTTAAGTATGTGTGCACAACTTGCAGCATGAGCCATTTCACTAGCAGCAATTGCTGCTTGTACAGTTGGATCGCTGCTGTTCTTTATTACCGTAAGTTGTGATTCGATAGCAGAAACTAGCGCAAGCACTGCATCGTCGAGTGTGGTATAAATGGTGTTATTAATATTAATAAATCCAGTTAATGATGTTTGACCACCGCCACCAGAACTACTGCCAGGCGCGTGATATCCGCCAGAAAGCAAAGTTTGTAACTGCACAATTAATCCGTTTAAAGTTTGTCCAGCGGGCGTTGCCATTATAACATTATTGGCATGCGTTATTGCTGGCAGTGTATCGTTATGCACATACCCTGCGGCAGTTCCAAGAAAATCTGCCATTGTTAATTCACCAATACTGCCACCACCATATCCAAATGTTTGATTAAGGGTATCTGCTGCTGGCGGATACATTGGAGTAGGCATTTGACTTAAATGATTTAAATCAAAACCAGGATCAGTTTTGCTTAACGCAGTGCCAATTTCATCAAATGTTTTAGCTTTGGTAATTCCTAAACTTATAAATTGTTGACCCAAATCTTTAAAATTTTTGCTAGGGCTTGTTTTATGCAAATCTGGTGCCATCACGCTCATATCTGTAAGTTGTCCAAGATGATGAATGTTAGTGCTTAGATTAAATTTACTGCTTACTGCGCCTACAGCAGTATCATCAGTAATATTGTTTAGTATTTTTTGAACAGGTTCGTCATATATTGGATTATCCACGCCTGCAACTGGAATGTTATTTTGGATAAGTCGTTTTGTTAATCCAGTGGTGGTTCCTAATCCTGCTTTAATTATTTGACCAGCAACGTTTGCTGGCTGTTGTAATCGCAAAAGATTTTCTGTAGAAAAACTACCTAAATTTTGTAAATTACTTGCTGCCGCAGGTATATTACTAGAAAGTGAAGTCATACCAAAACTTACAATGCTGTTATTATTGACAAAATTAGCACCTAATCCGCCTGGTATATTAGCACCAAAAGCTAGACCTCTTGCTTCTGCTGCTGCACCAATTACGCTATTGGATATACCACTAAATGCGCTAGCCAAACCAATTTGTTGAACGAAAGCATTAGTACCGCCACCTACAGCACCAGCAACCATATTATTTGCAACACGATTAATAATACCATTTAATCCGCCGTTAGAAGCAAATTGTTGAATAGCATTTGGTAAACCAAGTGGATTTTGTAGTACACCATTAAGTGGACCTAAAAGACCGCCTACACCACCACCCAACGTATTACCAAGTATATTTGTTATACTTCCTGGCAGAACACCGGTCAAACTTGGTAATATATTAGCACCAATTTGGCTCAAAGCTTGCATTGCGCCACCTGTAAGTTGGTTAAGCGGGCCAGCAACTTGACCTAAAATATTGCCAAGACCGCCACCTAATACATTACCAAGCGAACCTAATGCACCACTCATAGCACCCGTAATACCAGTTACGCCCAATGCACCTAATGCACTACCAAGTGCACCATTAATTGCTGCACCAAGACCACCAAGTAATCCTGCACCAGCTATTGCGCCTAATATACCAAGACCTGCGCCAGCACATCCACTGCCACTGCCTGTTGCCGCACCTTTTGTATTTTTTGGAATACTTTGGCTTGGTCCACCTCTGGTAACATTTTTTGGGTCTGCACCATGCATCATGTTTACGCGATCAATATCACGTGCACAGTTATTGTGTTGATTAAGAACAGCATTATCAATCGTTGCCTGATCACCAGTTTTGAAAGCATCAACGGTAGCTTGTGGAACACGACCAACTCCATAATTTGCCGTAATGTCGGTTAAAGCTGCTTGCTGTGAAGGTGTAAGATTATTAAAATTATCAACACCAACAAGACCTGCTGATTGACTTACATAGCCGGGCATGTTTGCAGCAGTTAAAGCATCTGCGCCAGCTTTATCAATAGTATCGCCAGCTTTTACAGGACTGCCATCGGGATAATAATGATTGCCGTGCCCAATAGCATAACCGGTGTTATCCCAACGAGCAACATAGTCTGTGCCTTCTCTAGAAACATAAAACGTATTGAGAAGTGTTGAGTCTTTAAGCTGAATATTTGTCATGATGTACTCACATTTGCATTTGCTACGTAATTTACCACACTTTGTTTAAATTGCGGTGGTGTCCAAGCAATATTGCCAGGCACATATGTATCAGCAACAACGTTTAACAGACCGGGAATTGCTATTGGAGCACCAGTAGCTACTAATTTGCGTAACCCCTTTGCTTCTTTGCGTAAATTAATATTTTGATTTGCAGTAAAATTTGCAGGATTATCACGTAATGTTTGTAGGGGGCTACTTTGATTAAAATATACTTTAGCTAAATCATGATTATCCGTTACGCGTGCAACGTTTGCACCTACAAAAGACGCTGCGTGATCTGCAGCAGTTACTGGTATTAAATTTTTTATAATATCTGTATAAATGTCAGCGTCACCTTTAAGCGCAGCTTCTTTAATGCTATAACTATTATTTAAACTGTCTAAAACATAAGAAGCATCAGTTCCAAAAACATGTTGATTTGTATCAAAATCTTGTACAATAAAATCAGTTCCATCATAACTAAGCGAACTGCCTAATGTATAGGTATTTGTAATACTATTGTTTATTTTTTTATAGATGCTTGCTGGTAAATTAACCAACACACCAGTAACACTATCAAGAATTGGTGGATGATAATTATTTACTACAGAAATATTGGGAATTAAACCGCTTTGCGTCCAATTATATAGCGGTGTATAAATGTTACTAACTCTATTATTTGGATTTGGATTACTTGACTGACTACCAAAACCACCATATACTGAACCGCTTGTATAAGTAAGGGCAGTATTCCAATATTGTAAATTTGAAACATTGGCAAAAGCATTAGAACTTAAATACAAACTTGTATTACTTGTTACTAATTCTACTACACCAACTGCAACATTTGGTCCACTTGCATTTGCAATAGCCAAATTGGAAATATAAAGTGTATCTCCATAATTTATTTCAGTTGCAAAATGAGTACCAATACCAGTTACAACTTGACTATAAATGTTAGCAGTGATATTGCCACTTGTATAATATGTATACGTGACGGTATTAGATGTTACTGGACGATATGTAAATGAATTGACTATAATATTAATGGCACTTGCTGAAAACAAGGTTGCCGATGTGTCACTTGTAACAGTAGATATATAGCCAGCAAAATTATTAGTAATATTGCCAATAACTGTGCCTGGTTTTAATTGACTTAGAAAACTTGTTCCACTACCAGTAACTGTAGTAGTTCCTGCTGATACAGTAATAGTTCCTGATCCACTTGTATAATTTCCTAGTGCCATTATTGCCCTATCAATACATCTGATTCATGAGGTATCATGATATGGCGGCAAGAATCTAATACACTTAGATAACCAAGTGGCCTACCACCAACTATTACATTATGACTACCAGTAACAATTGGATTTGGTGGATGAGGATGTCGTGGATCAAAACCTGGATGACCTGTCACGTAATCGCCAATACGACTCGCTTGTCTGCCGTTAATTAATACTGAGGTATCGCCCATCATTGCTACGCCGCCAGCAGTGTTAAGGCTTCCTAATTTGGTTGGAATAGGCATATGATCTCCTTTAAACAGTAGCTAATGTCAGACCTGTAGTTTTCTGCAGATACTGAGTAGCAATGTCACTTTCTGTTCTGCCAGAAAGCGCAACTGCTCTCTTATTTAACACTACAGGATCGGTAGGTGCAACGCTAAAGATAGCAGGTGCTAATCCAAAGCCACCGTTTGGGGTTGCAATCATAACAAGTGGTTTTAATAAAGTATAGGTAGTAGCATTTTCTTCACTAACACGACTGATGATTTCTTCACCAGCAAAAGTTTTGAAGGTATATACGGTATTCTTATCAGTTTTAGAGATTAGCATTCTTTCTTTCCTGTAATTCGTTGAGTGACAATTTACTTAGTCCGCTATAACCGCCCTCTACTAAAAGTTTGTTATTGTAGTAAATCTGCGGCACAGTCTTATGACCTTCGGCTACCAACCAATCACGAACACCCTCATCATTGATATGAACTTCCACATATTCTTCGCCCCAACTGTTTAGAAGGTGCTTTGCGCCATCGCAATATGGGCAGTTATCTTTTGTATATAATGTAATCATTGATTATTCCTTTTATAAACTAAATCCAGAGAATGAGTTGCTATCAACATCTTGCACAGTGCCACCCATAACATATGAACTTAAAACTACTTCTTGCGGAGCAACTTGAACTTCAGCACCAGCAATCCACTTCTGTGTCCAAGGCAGCGGATTATTCTTTGTAGGGTATGGTT